TGAACCAATTATCTACATCTATGCGATGAGAGACCTTGATTATAGTGTAGTATCCCACGATGTCGAGCTGACTATTAGTATAGCTGACACCTACCGTCATTCCCGGTGTAAACACCGCTGCGTCTGTTAGGTTGCCTAGCCTGTCTTTGGCTGGAGTAACTACTTGGTTTACTTGGTTAGCTGTTCTGTGATTGAATACTCGATCAGCCCAGTTGTTTAGTTGATTGACGTTTGTTGTGTTAATTGCTATGTCAATAGCTGCTTCGCCGTATAGATCGATAGAGTCCTGGTCTTTACGAACCACAAAGGTAAGTGGATCAGAAGTCAAAGATACCGTTAGAGAGTTATAGACAGCGTCCGCGTCCGAGAAGACATTTATTTCGTTCATACATAGGTGATAATCGTCTCCGTGATTATTTCCAATTACATAGGTAGTTGGGGTTCCAGCTTGAACTCCCGTTCGATGAATAACCACTAGCTCTTCTGTATCTTGATCTAGCCAAACTAAACCGTTTCCAACTATAAGAGCGTCATTGACTATAGAACTTACTAGAACGTTAGTTTCATTCTGGACTGGCATTACACCGCCCACGTGATAAGACTCGGCAGATAGACCTAAGCCGCTTAAGATACCGATAAGCTCCCAGGTCTCGTCTACGTGAATGTGAGTTCCAAAAGCTGTGGTATCCCAAACTGCAAAGCGAGAGTTTACCAAAGACTTATAAGCGTCAAAGGCCACAATTTGAATTAGGTTTAGTCCGTCTGGATAATAAGTGACGTCGATTGTGTCAATAAATCCTTGAAAGACAACACGGTCAATCTGATCGTTTTCTAATCGAACTCTAATCTTGGTAGAAGCTCGAATGTTCTTGTTATTAGTCGGGTCAAGTTCAAAGCTTTGAAGAGTAAGGTTTGCCGTTGCTGGAGAAGGCTGGAAGTTAATTGAATCCTGTAGAGATCCACCGACAGAGATGTTTGCGCTTGCCACCGAACAAGACACTTCTTGCCATTTTAGCCCGGAGCTAGGTGCTAGAACATCGTCTCCACCCAGTAATGAAACATTGATAACGAACTCGCCGAACCCACCCAGAACGTCTGCACTATCGAGAATGCTTATTCCAAGAATGAAAGAGTTACCATCAGCGTCGGGAACTAAGAACTCGACCTTTAGGTTATCGTCAATCTTGAAGTTAGGAATCATTAGCGTATTAGGTTAGTTCCGGTTGATCTGTTACCGCGGTTTATTTTATCCGCTATCTCCTGGGCTGTTACGTTGCCGTTGTTTACGTTTATAGTTACTTGTTGGATTGCCAAGTCTTGGCTAACTCCGTTTGTAGTGCTGTAACCGAGAGCTCTGTTTTGAGAATCCACAAAGGCTGCGTATTGCTTGCCGTAGTTTAGGCTCATGTCTACGACCGTTGCAAAGTCTCCAGAGAGAAGAGCCTTCATTCCTTTAGCTACGTAAGTGAAGTAGAAGATTATCTGACCTAATCCAGCGGTAAGAGTTGTCACCCAATCTAGAACTGTTTGAAGATTGAACTCTCCACCGGAGAAGACCTCCATAAGATTAGAGAACTGATCAGCGGTGTTCTTGAATTGAGTTGCCACATTCTCCCAGGCGTCTCCAAGTTCAGTAGTTGGATCCATGATTTCAGCGAAGAAGGTTTGAACGTCTGGGACGGCTTCTACCATAAAGGTTGCGAAGTCATTTAGAACTGGCATAAGAGCAAGTCCAACGGACTCCTGAATCTCACCGAAAGCAACGTTCATTCTTTGGTATGGATCTAAGTTAGCCGCTGCGGTTGCTGCTCCTGCGAAGGTCTCACCTAAAGCCTTTAGTGGATCATCGACTCCCTTTAGGGATGGAACCAGTTTATTTAAAGCTGTGTCTGAACCTTCAAGCGATCTAGCCATAGCTTGCGTCACGGTGTCTAGGTCTTTACCAGTTGCAGCGGACGTGTCCAAAGCTACCTGTAGAAGCTTGTTTGATTCTGTGACTGACTTAGTTGCTATGAATAGCTTCTGGAATGCCGGGCGAAGCTGATCATCGGCTACGGCAGATTGCAGCGACATCTTTTTTATGGAGTCTTCTGCTTCTTTTACAGTAGTTGCGGTTGCAGACCCGGTGTTCTTCATGGCAATAGAGAGAATCTCCATTGACTTTGCTTCTGCTACGGCTGCCTTGCCTGCTTGCTCGAGCTCGTTCTTTAGGAAGTTTAGAGAGAATCCAACACCGATAGCTGCGAAGGCTTTGCCCATCCCAGTAGCGATTGACTTAGTGGTGTTTTGTAATCCTTGGAGCTGTCCAGTTGCCCCTTTAGTAGCTGCGGTAAGCTTTGAAAACTCACCTAGAATCTCAACGTTTAGTGCTAGAGTTCCAGCCATTTATTTACCTCTTTTGTCATAAGCCTTTATGAACGCTAAATACTCGTTCAGTTTGAGAGCCTTATACTCCGACGGTTGCATGTTCATCGCCAGGCAAAACTCCGCCATTCTTTTAGCGGAGAGCTCTCTTATTCTTTTTTTGTGTCTTCACCCTGGATCATGGCTAGTGCTTCTTTGAGGCTTAGCTTCTTAGCGTCTTCCATTTTGTAACTCGGGTTGTCCCTTTTACGGACTACCCAAACAAAAGCTGCTAAAGCTTTGCCTTTAGGTTTGCCATTACCGAAAGCGTCATCGATACCCGTATTTGTAAGGTTCTCGATTAGTTCTACTTCTTCGAGAGTTAGACTCTCAAAATCAAAATTGCTCATTCTGCGTTCTCCTATGGTTTGCGGTTTGAATACTTTTGAAACAGTCTATCTAAGTTCTTGAAAAAAATCTGGTAGACCTGTGGCCTTGTTCTTGTCAAAGCATTACTAAAGAACGGTCTTGGTCTAATGTTCTTAGCTTGCAAGTTTACCTTGTCGTAATTCCATCCGAAGTGAATCGGGTTAGCGTAGGGAACTTTTGTATTGTTACCTGCACTAACTACAACTTTTCTAGCTATCTTTTTAGCTTTGATAGTTGCCCGGAGTGCTCCAGTCCTGACCGGAACTAAGGATCGCGCTGTGTTAGCTACAATCTCCCCGGCTTCTTGAGACGCCTCGCCTATTTCAGCGGAAGGAACCCCAATAGCCCTAAGAGCTCGTATGGCCTCATTGAGACCAGCGACCTTAATTCCATCGGCCATGATTAGGCTGCTGTTACGATCTCTACTCCGAAGTATTTGTTGGTAGCTGGATCGTGAGGAGTGTTCTTCACGCGAAGAGTCACAGAGAACGTAGCTGTCTCGTTGCTGTTTAGGCTTAGAGGTGGAAGCTCGTTGAATACTGCAACACCTTCGTAGTGAGGAGTGTCAGCGGTTGGAGTTGTGTTTCCGTTAGGAGCAATTACGAATGCAACCTCGGTGCCGTAGTTGTCCCATAGAACGCGGTATAGGCTTGTGTCCTCGCCAGATGTAATTCCGTCTAGCTGGAGTGCCCATTCTCCACCCACGCGAACTTCGCAAAAAGTCTGAACATCGCCAGGTGCGTCACCTAGAGTTAGCTCGACCATGTTAGCGTCACACGCGTAATCGGTGGCTCCGATTTTGAAGATAATGTTTTGTGCTTTGATTCTTGTTGAAGCGGCCATGAGGCTACCTTTCTAAAGTGTGATGTCTAGCTGGACGAACATGTTCGCTGCTAGATACTCGGCGTTATTTGTTTGTAGATTGTAAGGCTGGTTTACCGAAGTTATTCGAACGTATTTCAAAGGTTCGATAGCGTTAAGAACATCCTCGATGAGCTGGTCTAGGTTTTCCGTTGCCTTCTTGTTAGTCGCGGTAGAAGCTACCATAACTACTTCAAGTCCTAAACTCCATTCGCCAAACTGTGCTGTTTGCAAGTAAGGCTGCGCGGAATTGATGATAACTATTGGAGGAGTTATCCGCTCCGGAATGTATTCCAAAACGTTCAACCCTGCGTCCGCTAGTTCAAGTTTGAACTCGACTTTAGACGCGTTGATCTCGCTCATACTGCATAGCCTACGTATCTTTGAAGCAACGGGTAAACCGCGTTCATGGGATCCTTGGCAACTCGGATGGGAGCACCATCGAAGCTTGCGAATTGAGCAACTCCGTTAGGAGCGGAACGACGATGGAAGAGCTCCGAGGCTGTTATGTAGACCGCTTGATCGTTAAGTGCTACCGGAACGGTAGTCACTGCACCGATGTATTTAGTCACTAATGCAATACCGGACGTTAGACATTCCTGGGGGAAGTCTACTTCATCCGTTCCAACATAAGCCTGGAACTCTGCCAACGTCACTGCCATTTATAGACCTATTAAACGATGTCTAGAACAACTAGAGCGTCGGAGAATGGCAAGGTGATTGCCATGTATCCATAAACGCTAATTGAATCTGTCAAGGTTGTGATGTCATCTGCAGATAGTCTTACAGGTGCGCCAGCGGACTCTAGAGTCTGGATGGCTGCGCTGTTAGCCACGAAGCAACGGTTAGTTGCAATCTGTGGGTCTACGATAACTGGAAGACCGAATAGCTGACCAGATAGACCTGGGATGTTAGCTGATCCGATGTTGTTTACTCCAGCGCCGTTTACTAGCACTACTGGACGGCCGTCTTCGCCAGCTACCTGTAGAAGGAACTTGTAAGCTCCGGTTCCACACATGATAGCTTCTGGACGTAGTCCGGTCTCCTTGAAGATGTAAGAAGATGCGTCTGCAAGCCCACCGATAAGAGCCTCGGCGGTTCCAGCTGAAACGTCCCAACGCTTGCCTGTGTAGTCCTGTGCTTCCACTAGATCTACTACTGCCTTGTTGGTTGTGTTCGCGTAAGCAATAGATAGAGCGCGTAGAGCGGTGTCTAGGTAGTTTACGGATGAACGCTGGATGGTCTGCTTGGACATCGAAGTGTATCCACCGTAGGTTACTACGTTAGCTGATACTGAATCGATTACTAGGTTTCCGAAGGATAGCTCTTCGTTTTCTGGAGACTGAACTCCAACTGCAAGAGTGTTAGAGGATACCTGCGCATACTCAACGGTCAAACCTGCAGCTGGAAGTGCAGCGCGAGAGAAAGCCGATAGAGTTGGACGGTTTGTGTCGATTAGGTTGTCGATGTAACCAATGAAGCCTGGTAGGGCAACGGTGTCTGCAGAAGTGCTTGCGTCACGGGCTAGCTGAACTGCGTCAGCGTCTCCGGTAACTAGAGCCTTTGCAAACTCGCCTTGTGAGCGGAATTTGTGTGTAGATGGTGCTGCTGTTTCGACGGACTGACCTGCTTCGATAACTCGGCGCAATTCTGCAACCTCGTCCTGCACGGTGCGAACGTCAAGTTCAATGTTTTCCATTGTTTCACTTTCTGTTTCATTAGGAGTCTCTGCAACCTCTTCGACCTCTTCGGTCTCCGACTCGCTACGGACTTCGGTTATTTTTGCGCCTGAAAAGGCTGGGAAGGGAACAACTGACACTTCTAGGAGTGTTACCTGTTCTCTAACGATCGTTTGGCCTTCCTTGCGGTCTTTGACCGGGTAGAAGCCAACCGAAAAACGGTTTAGCACGTCATCTTGTAACAAGGTGTAGATTTCGTTTCCGCGTGGGGTATCGCTAATCTTAGCGACAATTTCAAAACCAGCCTCGGTGTCGCGTCCTTCGACAACTTTACCGATTGGCTCTTCGTGGCCGTAGAACAACTTGACGTCCTCGATGGTCTGAATAGCTCCAGCCTCGAAACGTTCTTTGGTGTTTCCATTTAGCTCAATCTCTTGACCGTATGGAACTGCAAGTCCGACGATGGTTCTCTCTTCGGTCTCAACTAAGCGAGCTTGAAACTCGCGTGTAATCATTTCAGACATCTAGTCCTTCTTTCGTTCTGACTTCCTCGACCGTGAGAATACCGGCTGCGATGGCTGTCTGGTAATAGGCGTAACGTGCTGCGACATCTGCCTTGAATAGGTGCTCGAAGTCAAACTCGACTCGGTTGCCTCTAGGTAGACAGTTGCTAAGTGCGTCTGTAATTGCGTCTGTGTAAGCAAGCAAAGTGTGGCGATAGAAAACTTGGTTTTCGTCTAATAAGTTTGTGTAAGTGTCGCTAGATCCAGGAATAGAAGTTAGAAGTAACCTGGCAGGGATACCAAACAGCCTGGCGACGTTCTGGGTCTGCTGATCCTGGACTTCGGTGAATAGTGCGTCTCTAGGTGAGAGCGCAATCTGCTGGTAATCAAAGCCATTAGCTAGAACAGCAACTTGACGGTTCTGCTGTTTGTTGTGCCAGTTAGCTGTTACCTCTTCGGCTTCTGCCTTGTTCAACATCTGGTTAGTTTTTAGAACTCCAGTTGGAACTCCTGCTGCGGTAAACCAGTTTCCTGCGTAGTCTCTTAGATCAAGAGCTGCGGAGATGTCTTTGTAGCAAGAAGCGATTGGAGAGATTCCGACTAGCTGACCTGCCTGGCTAAAGATTCTCATGTGCTCAATTTCGCGCTTGGTGTAACGCTTACCCATGTAGTCGTAAACGATTGTTGAGTAATCGATTGTGCCATCCTGCATTTTAGGATAGGAAGGCATAACGGAACCAGCCGGAAGAATGGTTAGGTTGTTTACTTGGCCGTTAGAAGAGTATTGCTTGAACCAGTAAGAGTTACCAAGAAGAGCTAGGTCAAGAACAGTCTGGAACAAGAAGTCTCTGCGGTTCTGATCTAGTGATGGATTGTTTACAAGAATTGGGTTTTCAACTCTGACTTCGACTCCAGTTGCGAAGCGGTAAGTGTTTATGCTCATCTTGCTAATCGGAGTTCCGATGATTTGAATAGCGCGATAGACAGCTGTCAAACTTAGAGCTGTGTTCGGCGTGACAATACTAGGTTGTCTTGTTGGAATTGTTGGCTGGACTGCGCGAACTTCTGGCTTGCGTCCTAAGAGCCTGTCAAGTATAGTTGCCATTTGGAGTCAAGCTTACCACAGACCACCGACTAGAACACGCCTATTGAAGCGTGTGGTGCGCGAGAAGAAACGTAAAGTGCGAACACCGTTGCCATTACTGCGTCGATGTCTCCGAGTGATTCTTTCCGACTTATGAACCAACTCTCACCGGAGTATTTAGCGACCCCGTTAGGCATTTGAGCGACCAGGAGGGGATCGCTGTTGTGCCTAACGAGGCCAGTGCTAAACATAGCAAAGACAGTCGAGCACGCTGAAGAGACTTCTTTAGCCCAGAGTGTCCAGACCGGAATGCCAGAGTTTTTTAGTCTCTTAGCTAGTCCTGGTAGCTGGCGATCATCCAACGCTATCGCCCGTGGGCTGTGCTTGCTATAAAGCGATGTTATCTCATTGAACAGTTGTTGTTCGGTAGGACTGACTAAAGACATAACCAATTCTGTCTCGTGAATGTCTTCGATGTCATTGGCATAAGCTATTGTGCCGTGTCCCCAGTTTGTAGTGATGTCTACCGCAAAGACTCCTCCGGTTAGATTGGTAACTCCTCGACCAGTTGCAGCTCGGAAGATGTCTCCTGGCAACCATGAGTTGGTAGATCCTGCGATGAATTGATTTAGTCGGTATCTTCTAGCTTCATGTTCCGGGATGGTTTTCAAGTCCGAGATAACTTGTTCCATTTCGATTCGACCTGCAGCAACGGATGGGTTAGCTGCCATGATTGCCTTCGGGTCATCGACCTTTGAGTTTTCCGGTGCTTCCCATAAGAAGAAGCCAAAACGCTCTAGATCCGCTGCGCCATTAGAAGCTGCTTTTCCTGACTTGTATAGATCTATCAAAGTCTTCGAGTTCTGATCTCCTGCGGTTGTGATTCCAACGACGATTCCATCCTTACGCTGTGATGTTCCAAGAACGGCTGCTGACCACATTCCCTCTTTAGCTAAGTGGAGCTCATCGAATAGACAGAAGCTAATCGGGATACCTTGAAGAGCTGCTTCCTTTGCAGCCTTTACGTCGTAACGTCCTCCTCCGTCCGATGTCACTATTCCTCGAGTCTCGGTTGCTCTCTTGAATCGCTTCTTTAGAAACGGGTTGCTATTAATGACATAAAGAACTCGGTTGTAAACGATGTTGGCCTGATCCGTGCTCGAGGCTAGTGAGATACATTGAGGGCCGACTTCATGAAGCAATAGTCCATAGAGTCCAAGCATGGCTGCAATTAGGGACTTACCGTTCTGGCGTCCGACGCTGATAACTACCTGGCGATAACGGAGTCTGTTTGGGTAAGTTGGATGGTCTGCTGGATAGCGTTCGAGGATTGCTCGAAGCAACCACTTCTGCCATTCGTCAAGTTCTAACCCGTCGGGACTCTCCGGGCTACTCCACGCGATCTTGGCAAACTCAATGAGCTTATCCCCATCAGTTATGAAGTCTTCACTAAGGGGAGGCGTGAAAGTAGTCGGGAGCTGGAGCATTAGCGAGTGAGTAACTTTTCCAGCGGGTCAATCTCTGCGGACGAGGCACCGAGAGATCGTTGAAGCTCTAGAACGGTCTTGCGAAGTTCCGCTGCCGTCGATGTGTTGGCTTGTTGGTCGAAGGACTGCGCCAGACGTAAGCACAAACCCGACAACACTTTTTGTTCAAGGTTCAACTCAAGCGTATCTAACCAGTTCTTTATTGATTCTTCAATCATCGTGTTCCAATCCTCGGATAATTTGACTGTTCTGCGCAAAATCCTGG